AACTCCATTTCGGCATTATTTGCCCAAGAGACTACGGTGCTCTGAAAACCCAGAGTGAATCCTTCACTCGTACACTGACATTTTAACCCTTTCTTGATTAATTTATACGCCATATATGGGGGTTATGAAGTATCTACTCATCAGTTGATGATTTGTTTTTATTCATTTCACGATCATGCTCGTGACTTGAATTATGCTTGTGAAGGTCAGCCATCACTTGCGTCAGCTTAGAAGTGAACTCCATATCGGAACGTTCTGATTCCTTGTCTATCTTATGGCCTTCCAAGATGATTTTGGCTTTATCAAGCTTGCCTCTGTCCTTCATTTCTTGAGCCTTCAGAATCATTTCAGCTTGGTCAAGCAAGTGCTTTTCCTTCCTGATCTTGAGCTCTTCTGCTCTCTCAGCAAGTGCTGCCTCTTCAAGCTGCATCTTTTGCTCGTTCATCTTGAGCATTTGCTGCTTGTTCTGCATCTCAGCCTGCATCATCTGCTCTTGCGGGCTCGGTTGGGAAGGAGGAGCTGGCTCGCCACGCTCTTTAGCTAATATTGCGGGTGGTACAAGATTAGATAGCCGCTCCTTAATCATTGGCATCTGCTGCAAATCAAGTTGACTTGCATATAAGTCAGCAATTAGAGGAAATACCTGAGGATTGGCAGCTATAATCTGGCTGAAAAATTCCAAACTTATGTCTTTCTGAACCGCAAAGCTTGGGCCAGTGTCAATTTCAACATCATACTCACCGTCTTCCAAGCTGTTAGCCACGCCATCAGCCGTCTGCTCGTTCAGAATGATCGACTCAGTTCTGCCGTCTGGCTTGCTAATGACCATGTGTCTCTCTTCCTCACCAGCAATAATTGGCAACAGATCAAGCACAACACGACCAGCCTGCTCGACGGCCTGGTTGAGATTGTCGAAGTAAACATAAGCCGACATCGACCCTTCCATTTTACGTTCTCGACGAGCTTTCCCAGACATGTCGCGGCCTTGTAGTGCCTCATTCTCAGAGAAACCTAATATCTCTCTTATGTCCTGACAGCCGCGTTGGTACTGTTGAAGCAATGATTGTGACAGTTCCCAAGGTGGCATTTTGGTTGGCATCATGCCAGTTTTGGAATCCGGCTTGGCAATCAAGATGCCGTTTTGTAATTCTGGATTTCGCCATATTTGCTCATTACCGAGAATATTGTCTGGCGTTCCAATCCATTGCTCGCGTCTGCGATTTTTGATCTCAGCAGCGACCTCAGAGCCAACATAGTTTACAAATCGTTGAGCATCTTTGGCTTCATGAATGAAAGAGCGAGTATATTGCTGACCGTCGATATAGTTAGAGTCACCGTCTACAAAAATGACTGGTAAATGCTTTGAAGGCCATCGGTTGAACTTGATAATCTGGTTCTGAGTCATCATATATTGATTGATGACGAAATCTTGCGTGGTGCGCTCGGCCTTGATCTTCGGAATAACGTCCATAATCATATCTTTTACAATAACAGCACCTTTGGCTAAGTTTTTAACCATTTCATACTGTTTCTGCATGTCTTCCCATTCGTCATCAGTGACAACCATGCCGTTATCCAGCAACTTGATCTTGACGGGGAACCATTCTTTTCGGGTGTACTTGTTAATGACAATCGTGTCTCTCGTTTCCCATTGGAAATCGAGAAGTGATCGCGGGTCAGCATAGGAAACTGCATTATCTACCCAAGGATAGGTCGCATAAAACTCTTCCTTCGTATAGACATACTGCCTTGCACAGAAGTTGCCATCGCCTTTATGTGGCTTCATAGCGGTTGGGTCAAAGCTGGTACGAGTAGCATCTGAAATAAGCTCAAATCGAGCAACTTGATTGAAGCTTCTTGGGTGTTCATAATCAAGGGTAATTTCAAACGCACCATAACCCATCATGAGTGCCTGTCTAAATGCTGTCTGATAAACGAGATCGTTTTGCGATTGATATGAGATTGTTCTTACTAGGTCAGCTCGGAGATTTATCTGTTCTTGAGTTGCTTTGCCAGTCAGTGACCGAACAATTAGATCTGGTTTATTCTTGCGCTGCTCGCCAACCACCTTCTTCGTTGTGTCATAGAGCTTGTTGAAAGTCATCGCAGGCTTGAACAAACGATTAAACTCAGATCGCTCCACCGCCGACCATTGGTCACGGAGCACGAACTTCATGTCATCCTTGCCACGGGTGATGTTTTCACCGAAGTAGCCATCCCACAAGACCAAGTCTTCACGCGCGTTGCCTAATACTTCAGCTTCATCAATGCCAGCATCCGCCAACTCTTCCTGCATCTTCTCGTTCAACTCTTCGATGTCATCAACTGACATCTGATTGGCAATGATCTCCATGATCAGCTCCCTTCCGTGGGTTAAATTAGCGAGGGGCGACTGGATTTAACCAGACCCTCCACCGTTACAGGCCCATACGGCCTGCTCGCCGAAGCAACTTGGTGGGCTCTAAACGAGCTCCACCCCTCGAACACGACTATATTTTACTCAAATCTAACTCTTAAAGCTCAACTTTTGCTTCTTGATCTGCAACTTCGGCTTTTGGCACTTTGCCTAACCTGTGCCAATCATCAGCCGATAGTTCCTCAACTGAGAAAATATGATTTCCAGCATTGGGGCCAGGAACCGTGATAATTTTCCAGACATGCTTCATGCCTTCAAGTAACGTCAGATAACCATCTTCTGGCTTCCAGCAAGCACGCACTAAATTCTCACCTTCAACTAACAACTTTAATGCATCTTGAAACAACATCTTTTACTTCTCCTTGGTTTATTTATTTAATTCATCATAAAAACTTTGCCAATTCACGCTGAACCTTTTTCATGCTCTCAGTGTAGAAAATATCACACTTTCCAACCACATCCCGAAGCTGATCTTCCACGCCAACCATGATCTCGCCACGGTGCTCATGTTGAGCGGGATTATTGATCACATTTAACGCTATCTTGTACTCTTTGACAAATAACTTGTTGAGAGACTCTAACCTCTTCCTGAGTTTCTCAAGCTGGTCGGCACATAACCCACTAAAATCATACTCCATTAATTGCTCCTATTTAGGTACTCATTTATTAACCTTCACATTACATTAGGGTGCGAACACCAATTTTATATTCCGGCTCTTTGTATGGGTCGGCATAAATCTCATCAACATGAAACTCTTCACCATCTTCAACAGCTTCTTCAAGGCGTTCAATAGCAACATCAGCCGCGTTCTCTTCAGTATCAGCGTGGACTGTTACTTTCTTGTCAAAATTATAAGTGCCTCTCACTGTTACCGTGTATTTCATTCTACATTTCCCATATTCGATTCATTGGATTCATTGGATTAAGCGGACTCGATGGGCTCAATGGATTACACACATCCAAAAGCCAGTTATCAGAAGGCTTTGATTGCTCAATCATGGTCATTGAAGGCTCGGATTTTGGAGCTTCCTTCGGCTCTGAAACTGACATGATTCTGTCTCCAATTCTTAATTGTCTTGTCATATTAACTCTGCCATCGAAAAACAGGATTGAACATATTAACAGGTGGAGCTGCTGCGGTCTTATCACGCGCTATGTTATCAGACGATAATTCTAGACATAAATATTGAGTAGCGTCAGATATATGCGATGCCATATTTTTGTCAGGTTGCTCTTTATATCTTTCTTCACCTGCAACCGCTATGCGTTTATAAACATAATCTTTTACAAAAGCATTATACAATACAGGGCATCCTTTTTTTGACAAAACAAGAGCGGGCTTTCCATCAATCATACGATTCAAAAAGTAACGAACGGCTGCTATACGTGGCTCAAGATTATTCGTTCTTGCAGCTTCCGTTTTAATTCCCATTGAGTTTAGTTCATTTATACAAGACATTTCATCCATGATTTGGTCGCGAGCCGCACCTGATGGGTCGGCAGTACATGAACCTATTGTGCAATAAGGAAATTCCTTGGCAATACTAGGCAAAACTACAGATTCAGTAAAACTTCGTAAGCCAATATCAATGCCAACATATTCTTTAAGTAACCGAAGTTGTCCGCGAGAGGAAACCTGCGCAACAATACAAGCAGGGGTCAATCCAAAATCATAAGCCAAATACAATGGCTCTCCTTGTATAGACTCGATATCATCAACAGCATGTAAGTCTGAGTTAAATTCAGGATAGACTCTCTTGCCAAATCCTACGGAACCCCACACGCCTAAACAAAATACATTGATGAATTCTTGAGTTTGACCATGAGCGAGCTTTTGATAGTAATCATCAGGCAAATGATCTGCATTGTCTGCGTTTGTATTTCTATCCCATACTTTAGTTTTTTCATTCTTAATCAATCCAGGAGGCTGTTTAAATAAAACATGCCCTTCATAATTGTTCTCTTCAAAGTCTTTAAATATCCAATGACTTGTCGGCGGCGGGTTGGTATCAGCAATGATGCCTGACCAGTATGGTTCATGGCAAAACGCCTTGGATGGGTAGCGATTAACGCGCCCCTTCATGTGAGCCATTGCTGCTTTTGGTACCTCAGAGAGCTCGTTTATATAGCAACCAGTCAGCTCAAGCGATTTGATCTTGCGAATGTCTTCAGGTCTATCAAGTGCAATGAATATGAGCTCTAGTTCAATGACACCATGTCCGTCATTGAAGGTGTGCTCATAGGTCATTATTGGTTTCTGTCGTTTTCGGATGTCGCCAAGTTCACCGAACCAGGCGAGCCAGGTGGCGAGGGTTGTGGATTGAAGTTCGCCGGAAGTGTTACGAACTATTCCCCATCGACTGCGTCTGCGTCCATTGTGCCATACTGGCATCGCACAAGTTCGTCGCACAATTTCTGAAATTGCCCAAGTAGATTTTCCGCTGCCATAAGGCCCCATAATGACACGCACAAAGCTATCGTCGAGATGAGCAACGCCACCAGTGACGGTCGGGATATAAATCTTATCAGTATCTTTCGCATGGATAATTGTTCTATCAGGGAGTATTTCAATGTGACAGCTCTCACCACGCTTTCTGCGCTCTTCAATATCAGCTATACGCCTTGAGATACCAGAAGCACTCATCATTTTTCCAAAATACTCCGCGGAGGTGATGTCTGATAGGATGAACGCTTGGAGGCTTCGCGAAGATGTTCTTGCGTCGTAAATCGCACCCCGCACTTGATACACTCGCGGCGTCGATAAACTTGGTTCAAGTTATCATTCTTGGTAGTGTCCACTACACGAGAATCAGGATAGCCACAAGATTGACATTGCATTTATCGTCTAATGCCTCTCAGCGTCTTCAGTCGGTTAGCACGGTGATAAGTGATTTCAATATCCT